TTTTATGGTATGCCATTATTAGCGGAAAATAATAAACCAAGACTTTTATATTATTTAAAAAGAAGAGGATATAGAGGATATTCTATGAACAGGCCAGACAAGAGTTACAATAAATTATCTGTAACAGAAAAAGAAGTAGGTGGAATTCCAAACTCTTCTGAAGATATTAGACAAGCACATGCAGCAGCTATTGAATCATATATAGATAGACATGTAGGTTTAAAAGAAGATAACAACTATGGAGATCTTTATTTTGACCGTACATTAAATGATTGGGCTTTGTTTGATATAAATAAAAGAACAAAATTTGATGCAGCAATAAGTTCAGGGCTAGCAATAATGGCTTGTAATAAAAACAAGTATGCACCTGCTGTATTTAAAACAACAAAAAAATTAGAATTTGAATTTAAAAAATACAATAATCAAGGAAATTTTTCAAAAATATTAAAATAAATGGCAAACTCACACCCAACAGGATTATTCCCGAGTCAATCAGTATCTAATGCAGAAAAAGCAAGTTTAGAATATGGACAAAAGATAGGAAGAGCTATTGAATCAGAATGGTTTAAAAAAGATTCTGGTACTTCAAGGTATCAGTCTAATCGTGAAAATTTTCATAGATTAAGATTATATGCAAGAGGAGAGCAATCAATACAAAAGTATAAAGACGAGTTGTCAATTAATGGTGATTTATCTTATTTAAACTTAGACTGGAAGCCTGTACCTATTATTCCTAAGTTTGTAGATATTGTTGTTAATGGTATTGCAGAAAGAATGTATGATGTTAAAGCATATTCACAAGACCCTCATTCTACGCAAGCTAGAACAAATTATATGGAAAATATTCTTAGAGACATGAAAGCTAAAGAATACATAGATACTGTACAAGAAGTTTTAGGTGTTAACACATATAATACTGATCCAAAAAAATTACCTGTAGATGAAACAGAATTAAGTGTGCATATGCAGCTTGATTATAAACAAAGTATTGAAATAGCGCAAGAAGAAGCTTTAAGCAATGTGTTTGATTTAAATAAATATGAGCTTACAAAAAGAAGGTTAGATTATGATATAGCTGTTATAGGAATGGGGTGTGTTAAAAATGGATTTAATAAATCTGAAGGTATTACAATAAACTATGTTGACCCCTCTGATATAGTATATTCTTTTACAGAGTCACCTTATTTTGATGATTTGTATTATGTGGGAGAAATAAAAAAATTAAGTATAGTTGAATTAAAAAAGCAATTTCCAAATATAACAGAAGAAGAAATAAAAGCTATAGAAGATAATGGGCATGGATCTGGGAGTTTATTATATAATAAGTCTTATGGTGCTATAGATGGGGATGATGATGGATTTGTTTATGTATTGTATTTTGAATATAAAACTTATCAAAATCAAACCTACAAAGTTAAAGACACTGCAACAGGAGGTAAAAAAACAATTAAAAAAGATGATACTTTTAATCCTCCAGCAGATCAAAGAGCACGTTTTGAAAAAGTAAATAGAGCTATTGAAGTTTTATATTGTGGTGCAAAAATTATTGGAAGTGAGAACGTATTAGATTGGAAGCTTGCTGAGAATATGACTCGTCCTAAGTCAGACGTTACTAAAGTACAAATGTCATATAATATTGTAGCTCCTAGAATGTATAAAGGTAGATTAGAATCTTTAGTCAGTAGAATGACAACATTCGCAGATATGATTCAATTAACTCATTTAAAGCTACAACAAGTTTTATCAAGAATGGTTCCTGATGGAGTTTTTTTAGATGCTGATGGAATAGCAGAAGTTGATTTAGGAAACGGTACAAATTATAATCCTCAAGAAGCGCTAAATATGTTTTTTCAAACAGGTTCAGTTATTGGAAGATCAATGACACAAGATGGTGAATTTAATAATGCAAGAGTGCCAATTCAAGAATTGCAAAGCGGAAATGGAGGAGGAAAAATACAATCTTTAATTACTGCTTACAATTATTATTTGCAAAACTTAAGAGATGTTACAGGTTTGAATGAAGCTAGAGATGGGTCATTGCCTGATAAAAATGCTTTAGTTGGTTTGCAAAAACTAGCAGCGGCTAATTCCAATACTGCTACACGCCATGTTTTACAATCAGGGTTGTATTTAACTTTAAAAACAGCAGAAGCAATTAGCTTAAGAGTGTCAGATGTTTTAGAATATGCAAATACAAAAAATCAATTTGTAAACTCATTAGGTAGATTTAATGTAGCTAATTTAGAAGATGTTGCGGAATTACATTTACATGACTTCGGTGTGTTCTTAGAACTTTCTCCTGATGAAGAAGAAAAACAATTGCTTGAAAACAATATTCAAATGACTTTATCTAAAGATCAAATAAATTTAGAAGATGCTATAGATATAAGAGAAGTTAAAAATTTAAAATTAGCAAATCAGCTATTAAAATTAAGACGTAGAAAAAAATTAGAACAAGATCAAGCAATATCTGTAAGAAATATTCAATTACAACAAGAGTCTAATGCTAAATCAGCTGAAGCAGCAGCGGCGGCCGATATTCAAAAAAATCAAGTAATTACTGAAAGTAAAGTAAAAATGCAACAAGCACAAACAGAGTTTGATATAAAGAAACTAGAAAGAGAAGCGGCTATTAAAAAAGAACTTATGCTTCATGAGTTTCAATTAAACATAAAGCTTAAAGAAATGGATTTACAAGTGATTAATGATAAAGATAAGTATCGTGAAGATAGAAAAGATGACAGAACAAAAATACAAGCTTCACAACAGTCTGAATTAATAGACCAACGAAAAAATAATAAACCACCAAAAAGTTTTGAATCTGCAGGATTTGATAATTTAGGGGGCTTTGGATTAGAACAATTTGATCCTAAATAATAATTAAATAATAAAAAAATGGGTAAAGTAGTAAAAAACGATTGGACTGGTAGTATAAACGGTTCAGCATATTCAACAGCAAGTTCAGCTGCAATAACGCCAACAGCAGGCCATGTATGGGTTGCGATAACGATGTTATCAGATAGTGTTTTTGATAGCGGTAGTGGTTTAGTTGCAGAAAGCGCAACAACATACGTTAATACAGAAGGCATTGGAGCAGGGGCTGCAGGCTTAGTAGTTGATAGCGTAACATTTCCAAAAGGAGTAACAATTTACGGTCGTTGGACTGAAATTGATGTAGCTTCAGGAACTATTGTTGCATATCAAGGCTTATAAGGTTAATTATTCTTACCTTTATTAAAAGAATAAATACAATTATATTATATTATGTCAGAAGAAATTAAAGCAAAAGTTGTAGAAGGGGATAACCCGTCTATAGCTGAAAAAGAAACCAAAGTCTTAAAAAAAATGGGGCTTGATACTGGTGCTGAAACAATTACCAAAGTAGATTTAAGAAAACCTAAAGAAGAAAAAGATGCCATTCAAGAGCAAAGCACAGATGAGGTTCCTGTACGCGACGAATCCAGCGCTAGCGAAGAAGTTCAAGAAAAAAACAAAGCGCAGCCTGAAAAGCTTGCCGACGAAAGTAAAGAAGAAAAAGAAGCGATAATTGAAGAAGTTGCAAAAGAGGAGTCTAAAACAAATCAAATAAAAGCTGAAGAGCCTAAGGCAGTTATAGAAAAAGAGCCTGAAGTAAACATACCAGAGGGCATAGGAGATCTTGTAAATTTTATGAATGAAACAGGAGGGTCGCTGGAAGACTATGTAAAATTAAATAAAGATTATACTCAGCTAGATGATGTAAACGTTCTAAAAGAGTATTATAGCACAACAAAGCCTCATTTAGATAATGAGGAAATAAACTTTTTAATAGATGATGGCTTTTCATTTGATAAAGAGTTAGATGATCCTACAGATATTAAAAGAAAGCAATTAGCTTTTAAAGAAGAATTAGCAAAAGCTAAATTACATTTAACAGGACAAAAAGAAAAATACTATAAAGAAGTAAAAACAACTGGTAATTTATCAGGCGAACAGCAAAAAGCTGTTGACTTTTTTAATAGATACAGTAATGAGCAGCAAGAAGTTGCTCAGAATCAAGAGAAAGCGTCAAATGCGTTTAAACAAAAAACAAATGAAGTTTTTAATCAAGAATTCAAAGGTTTTGATTTCGATGTTGAAGACAAAAAATATAGGTTTAAACTAAAAGATGTTGATAAAATTAAAAATACTCAAATGGATATTATGAATGTTGTAGGTAGTTACCTTGACGAAAATAATACTCTTAAAGATGGGTATGGTTATCATAAAGCATTATTTGCCGCAAAAAACGCTGATAGTATAGCGAATCATTTTTATCAACTTGGTAAAACAGAAGCCGTAAAAGAAATCTCAGCAGAGTCCAAGAATATAAACATGGACCCGAGACAAACTAGTTCCGGTGTAGTTGAAGCAGGAGGAATAAAAGTAAGAGCAATATCAGGAGACGATAGTTCAAAGCTACGTATTAAGTTAAAAAAATAGATAATAATTAAAATTAAAATAAAATGGCAGCAATAACTCCATCAGCTGGAGGCTCGTTGAACTCAACGCCAGCACCAGCTAAACAGACATTATCGTCTAACTACCTATCATTTACAGGTGGTTCAAACGATTGGTCTCAGCAGTATCTACCGGACTTATATGAGCAGGAAGCAGAAGTATTTGGAAACAGATCAATAGCTTCTTTCTTAAGAATGGTAAGTGCTGAAATGCCTATGACTTCTGACCAAGTAGTTTGGTCTGAGCAAGGTAGATTACATTTACACTATAAAGGTGCAGCAGTAGCTAACACAGGTGTAATTACAATAGCTTCTTCAGGAACTCACGCAGTAAGAGTAGGTCAAACTATCGTATTAAGCGATAACACGACTTCTCCTACAGTAATTAAAGCGTATATTTCTGCAGTAGCATCGGACAACACAACTTTAACAGCAATACCTTATACAGGTGGTGCAACAGTTGGAGCTGTGTCAGGTTTCGTAACAACAGATGACGATGGTACAGCAACTTGTGACTTATTCGTGTATGGTTCTGAATTTAAGAAAGGAACAGCAGGAATGACAAATGCAGTACAACCATCTTTTGCGTCTTTAACTAACAAACCAATTATCATTAAAGATAAGTATGAAGTTTCAGGATCTGACTCTTCTCAAATTGGATGGGTTGAAGTAACAGGAGAACAAGGACAGTCAGGTTACCTATGGTATTTAAAAGCTGAAGGTGACACAAGACAAAGATTTGAAGATAACCTAGAAATGGCAATGATTGAAGGTGAACTAGCAGCAGCAGCTGGTGGTGTAGACTCTCAATTAGGTACAGCTGGAGCGGAAGCAACTGCAGGTACTGAAGGTCTTTTCGCGGCAGTAACTTCAAGAGGTCATGTTACTACTGGTATCGCAGGTACTTCTCCAACAGATGATTTAGGTTCTTTTGATAACATTCTTAAGAAATTTGATTCTCAAGGAGCAATTGAAGAAAACATGTTATTCATTAATAGAGAAGTATCTCTAGCAATTGATGATATGTTAGCTACTCAAAATTCTTACGGAGCAGGTGGTACATCTTACGGTGTATTCTCTAACAGTGAGGATATGGCACTTAACTTAGGTTTTTCAGGATTTAGAAGAGGTTCTTATGACTTCTACAAAACTGACTGGAAATACTTAAATGACGGGTCAACAAGAGGTATAATTGAAAACGACGTAAGAGGTATAATTGTGCCAGCTGGTACATCTACTGTTTATGACCAAATTCTTGGTAAAAACATTAAAAGACCTTTCTTACACGTTAGATATAGATCTTCTCAATCAGATGATAGAAAAATGAAATCTTGGACAACTGGATCAGTAGGTGGAAACTTCACTTCAGATTTAGATGCAATGGAGGTTCACTACCTATCAGAAAGATGTTTAATTACTCAAGGTGCTAATAACTTTATGTTATTAACTTCTTAAATTTTTCATAGTAGAGCGGGGCATAATACTTGCCCCAGCTTTACTTTTTACTAACTTATATTATATTATATCATGAATAAAAAAACAAAAGCTCTAAAGAGCACAGATACAGTCGTTGCAGAAGCACCTGTTAAAGAAATAATCAAGCAAGAGCCAGTAGCTAAAAAGCCTACTTGGCCAATAAAAGACAGAATGTACGTCTTAAAAGAGGGGTTGTCTCCTCTTACTTATACAATTAAAAGCTCTAACATATACTATTTCGATGAAGAAAAAGGGTATGAAAGAGAATTAAAATATACAACAAATCAAAAAACATCTTTTGTAGATGAATTTAATGGAGATTCTAAGTTAGCTCATATAACTTTTGAGGACGGAATGTTAAACGTACCGAAATCAAAACAAACACTGCAAAAACTTTTATCTCTATATCACCCACAAAGAAACAGTTTGTTTTTTGAATTTGATCCAGCAGCACAAGCAGAAAATGAATTAGATATGATTGAAGTAGAAGTTGATGCGTTAAACGTAGCAATGAACATGGATATTGACCAAGTTGAAGCTGTAGTGCGTACAGAAATTGGAAATAAAGCGTCTCAGATGACTTCTAAGGAACTTAAACGTGATTTAATTAATCTAGCTAAGAAAGACCCTAGATTGTTCTTAGAACTTGCGTCTGATGAAAACATTCAAATTAGAAATATGGGTATTAGAGCGGTTGAAGCAGGAATTATTAAGCTATCAGCTGATCAAAGAACCTTTATGTGGGGCTCAAATAATAAAAAGCTACTTACAGTACCATATGAAGAAAATCCATATTCAGCTTTAACAGCATTCTTTAAAACAGATGAAGGAGTTGAAATTTATACTGCTGTTGAAAAAAGATTAAAGTAGTCACTAATAGTCATGGCCCTTAATTGGGCCTAGGCTATAATAAATAATAATATGGCCATAAATGTAAATACAGTATATAGAACCGTACTATCTCTTCTTAATAGAGAACAACGAGGATTCATGACACCTGATCAATATAATAGGTTTGCCCGAATGGCGCAACTTGATTTATTTGAAAAATCTTTTTCTGACTACAACAGATACTTAACAAGAAAAGAAACAGGCACAATAAATGATGAATACGCAAATCTTGCTAAAAGCACAAAAGAAAAAATTGATGTATTTTCTACATCATCAACATTAACTTTTTCAAGTGGTATAGCTGCAACACCTGCAAACTTATATAAATGTTTAATGGTAAGCACCGGCTCTAGGGCAACAGCAGTTCAAGAAATACAAAAATCAGACTTACCACAAATTACATCTTCAAAATTAACAGCACCAAGCACTTCATTTCCAATATATTATAAAGAAGGTTCAAATATATATATATTACCTTCCACAGTGTCATCTGCTACATTAGACTATCTTTTTAAACCTACGGACCCAAACTGGGCATTTACGTCAGGAGCAACTTATGGGGATATGGCTTATTCAAGTGGTACGTCAATTAATTTTCAATTGCATGATTCTGAAGAAGTACCTTTAATAATAAAAATATTAGCACTTGCTGGAGTTACAATAAAAGATCCAAATGTTGTTCAAGTAGCTAAACAAGAAGAAGTACAAAAAATTAATCAAGAAAATTCATAATAAATGGGACTAATTACACAATCAGCAAGAGAATACTATGAGGGATCACAGTTATTTACAGGAGACGGAAGTACTACAACGTTTACATTAACATTTACACCTTTACCAACAGCTGAATCTGTTTTTAGAATTTTTATAGCGGGGTTAGAGGTGGATGATGATTTACATAGTTATAATAATAGTACAGGAGTAATTACTTTTACAACAGCACCGGCAAATGGAGCTGTAATAAAAGTTTTATTACAAGATCAAAATACAGGTAATTATAGATATATTTCGCTCGCTGATATAGTAAACAACTTTTTAGTTGCTTATGTAGGAGATGGAAAAATAATAGATCACGCTACAAAACAAGATATATTGTTTCATTCAAAAAGAGCAATACAAGAATTTAGTTATGATGTTTCAAGAGTTGAAAAAATATTTGAAGTATCAATCCCTACAACGCTAGTGGTGCCAATGCCTCAAGACTACGTTAATTACGTAAAACTTTCCTGGGTAGATGATAATGGATTAGAAAGACGTATATATCCTACAAATAATACTTCAAGACCTTCACAGGCTGTATTACAAGATACAGACAGCGACTACTTATATGACAACGATAACTCTTTATTATTAACAGAAGACGAAATAACTAAAAAGTTTAATGGCATTGAAACAAATGCTGCGTTAGGCAGTAGTAGCTCAAATGATTATTTTACAGCTAATTCAGATTATAGTGATAGCGTAATAGGTTATGGTAGAAGATATGGAAGTCACCCTGAGCATTTACAAGTTAATGGCGTATTTGTAAATGATGAAGCAAATGGGCAGTTTGGTTTTAGTAGTAATCTATCAGAAAAAATATTAACTCTTCACTATGTGTCAGATGGCTTAGGTACTGATGCAGAAATGCAAATACATAAAATGGCAGAAGAAGCATTATACAAACATGTTGCTTACGCTATTTTATCTTCTAAACAAAATGTTCCTGAATATATAATAAATAGATTTAGACGAGAGCGAAGAGCAGCTATGAGAAACGCTAAACTAAGACTTTCAAATATTAAGCTTGCTGAAATTACAGCTATAATGAGGAACAAATCTAAACAGATTAAACACTAGATAAATGCCAGAAATCAAAAATACTTTCCTTGGCGGGAAAATGAATAAGGACCTGGACGATAGACTTTTACCAGAGGGAGAATACAGAGATGCACAAAATATTGAAGTATTAAAACCTGATGGTTCAAATGTTGGTGTTATACAAAACGCTGCTGGTAATACAATAGCTCACACAACACTTGGTTTATCTTCAGATGTGGATGTAATTGGAACGTATTTTGATGAAAAAAACAAACGTATATATTGGTTTGTTACAGATAATAATGATTTATCAGCTACAGATTGGTATATAAATGCGGGGTTAACAGACCCTAGATTTCATGCTATTTATTATTATGATGCAAACCCTGCTAGCGCGACGTTTAAAACAGCTAAAGCAATTGTAACTGGAAGGTTTTTAAAGTTTAGTAAAAAATATAAAATTACTGGAGTTGCAATGATTGATGATTTATTGTTTTGGACAGATAACAAAAATCAACCAAGAAGAATTAATGTTGTAAAAGCAATAGGAGATACAGATTTTTATAATAATGAATTAAAAATAAGTTTAGCTAAGTACGCTCCATATACACCTGTTGTGTTTATGACAGAAAATGATATTGCGGGAACTTCCACTATGAGCAATGATGCTACTTTAAATAATGATTATATAGAAGAAGAGTTTGTAAGATTTTCATATCGATATAAATTTAATGATAATGAATATTCTGTATTAGCTCCATTTACTCAAATAGCATTTCAACATTCTTATAAATCAAGCACCGAGTACGGAACATTTAATGAAGCAGCGGAAGCAAGAGCTTATCAAGCAACAGAATTAGACGGAATGATAAACCATGTTAATACTGCTGTTTTAGGTATTGAATTGCCAAGTATAAATCCTAATGGAGATTTTGAAATAAAAGAAGTTGAAATTATAATTAAAGAATCAGACAGTACTGTAGCAAGAATAGTTGAAACAAAAACATTAACTGATGCTAATATTTCTTCTACATTTTACACATATACTTATAAATCTGACACTCCTCAAGAAACTTTACCAGAAGACCAAATAACAAGAGTTTTTGATAATGTGCCTACAAAAGCAAAAGCATTAGACATAGTAGGTAATAGATTAGTTTTTGGTAATTATTCACAAAATATAACTGTTCCAGCATTAGATTATAATGTTTCATTTGGAGCAAAAGCAACACAAACATTTACGGGGGATGGAAGCGATACTACTTTTACATTAACTTTAAAATCTCCTACAAGAGGTTCTACTAGTATACCTCCCACAAATACAAATCAGTTTGTAGTATACGTAAATGATGTTTTATTAGCATCAACAAATTACGCATATGACGGAACAACAGGTGTTATTACGTTTAATACTGCTCCTGCTAATGGTGCAACAATAACAGTAACTCTTGCAAATCATGAATACCCTGATAGTTCTTTAAAACAACGAAGAACATATCAAATAGGTATTGTATTAGCTGATATATTTGGAAGACAATCACCTGTTATTTTACCTTCAACAGCCTCAAGCTCAATAATTACAGTACCCGCAAGAACTACTGCAAGTGAATTTAATAGCTGGG